CTTTACTGAAAGGACTGAGGAATTACCACGACGCCCTAAAATCACGGACGCGTGGAATTACCAAATATGTCCCAGTCGCGAAGCGCAAACGCATCATAAATGATGTGATAGCAGGTACCTGGTTAGAGTATAGTTACGGATGGAAGCCACTCCTTAACGATGTCAAGGACATAGCTGAAACCGTAGGCCGACAGGCCCTCAAGGAACCCCCTCGTGAGAGGGTCAGTTCTTCGAGATCTAGTACTCCGGCGAAACAAATGTCTACCCAAATTACTAACGTCGGACAGAACGGCAGGATCCCTATACAGATCCTAACCGAGAAGTCTAGCGTCTATGGGGTAAGGTGGACAGTTGGTCTATCGTCGAGTGTGGTAGCACCAGTCGATTCTCTCACGAGGATCGCCGAACTATCGGGTTTTACACTCGAGAACTTCGTGCCGACAATCTGGGAGCTGATACCGTTGTCATTCGTTGCGGAGTATTTCTCCAATATCGGTGACATAATTGAAGCTTCCTTTGCGTCGACAGCTGGGATAACGTGGATATCTAAGACGGTCCGCACAAAAACGGATTATTTTAGACAAGCGTTACCTGGCAACTGGATTTCACTTGGCCCTCCTGAGTATTTCCGTGGAACCACGGGTGCTCATTTAGGCAAGGTGTTCGCCAGTAAGACATCAATAGTGCGGTCTGTTCCCTCGTCTCTTCCGATTCCGAATTTGATTCTGCACCTTCCCGGTACAGAAAACAAGTACGCGAACTTGGGAGCTCTAGCGATGGTGTTCAGCCGTGAAACCTCATCCGCCCTTTCGGGCAAACTTAGGATTTAGACATGACTGTAGCTCTTACGAGCCCCATCACCGGGACTGCTCAGACTGGCCTTACTTCTCCGACATACACTCTGACGGCGGATACGCCGCCAGATGTGAATGCCAAGCAGTGGGCCGTTACTGCACTCGGTGGCACGCAAACGGGTGTGCAATCGCATTCCGTTGCTGCTCCTTTCACTATCTCGGCTTTCCGGCCTAAGAACCCTCAAGTTCTTTCGCCGGTCGATCCGGTCACTGGTGCCCTGAAGCGTATTCCTACGAATACGTACAAGATCATCACCAGGAAGGGAGTTCTTCCGTTGGCTGGTCAGGCTGCTAAGACGATGGTCATTACGACCATTGTCGAAGTTCCTGCCGGTGCTGACTTGGCGGACCCGAGTTCGGTTCGTGCTGCCCATTCCGCTCATATCGGCGCGCTTTCGCAGGCGTCGAGTGGGTGGGGTGACACGACCGTTCAAGGGATCCTCTAGTCTTGTCGCGCTTACCGTGGCAGTTATTACTTCGAGCGCCCTTTCGGGTTCTCTTGGTGGTAGCTGTCATTGGTTTGATTGACAATTCAACGGTCCTCTTAGCTGCTTGGAGATCTGATGCAAAATTATGCAAGGATTCAACAGGCACTCCTTCTCGACCTGTCGACGGAGCTCCGAAATAATGCAGGATTCGTGTCATCAGACATGTCTCTTGCAGAAGTCAGAGCTCTATCTCTCGCGTCAAGCTTTTATAAGAAGCTTGCACCTTATGGTGATACGAGCGAACCTGATAAGAAAGCGCTTAGTGTCTTCACAGACATGAACGCCTCTATGTCGGGCAAGTTTGTATTTCGCATTGAGAGCGAACTCGATAGCTTACTATGGGACTACTTTCGTAGTAACGTAGCAAAGTGTTTAGAGTTCGAAGCCGATGGCGTGAATTTTGATCTCGACTTTATGAGGTCAACTTTCAACGTAGGTCCTGGTGCTAGCATTGACGCTAACTCTGAGAGCTTTTATACAAAGCTATTCGAGAGTAAAATCAGTGCTACTCACCCGTACCTAGTTGCCCTCTACAGGGCTGCGATCGTTGGTACCGACTTTTGGGCTAACGCTGAAAAGCGATCTGCTCGCGAGTTCGGTTACACGATTGTAGAAGGAAATCGCCTTTTCTTCGTTCCGAAAAACGTGGAGATTTCGCGAACATGCTGCACAGAACCTAACCTGAACATGATGTTTCAGAAGGCTCTAGGCGCGTTTCTCGAATTAAG